CGGGTATCAATCACTTGATCTTCCCAGGAGTCGTCATAGACGGGGGGGGCTTCTAGTTCCCCCTGTTCAGACTCCTCCAGATCGATGGGTGACTCCGGGATGGGTTCGGGAGGGCTCAGGGAGGGATTTTGTTCCCAACCTGGACCGGCGATCGTGAGCCAACGTTCAAGAGCCTCCGTGGTGTAAGAGACACTACGGAAGGGGAACGTTGTCATGCTTTCAGGTGCAAGCATTTTGGCTCTAGAGTGATTCGCGGTCTTAAGCATGGCTTTAAGCTCCCGATCGGAGAGACGACACAGAGGCAAGAGATTTGGTGCCTCTGGATCCTTGGGTCGCATGTCCCCAGCGAGGGGGGTGGCACGGACACTGGTATCACTATCGAAGAGGGTGACGCCAGACTCCAAGGGGCCAATTGGTGTTTCGAGCTCAGTGAGGACGATTTTCCGGGCCCCTCGGGTTCCGAGCGTGGCAGGTCCCGTGGCTTCCTGTTTAAGATAGGCTAGATTGACGAGGGGGTGATCACCCACTGGTCCAAAATAGCCCTTCCGAGCGGAGGCCAGGAGACGGTATGCCAGATGTCGCTGGGGTTCAGAGAACCGAGGTTGCACACCAGGAGGGACGGTAAAGCCCAACCCCCCCAGGAGGGGGTGAGCGAATACGTTCAAGGTGTGGCGGCCGAAGTTAGTCTGTTGACGAATCTCGTTCCCATGGTAGTGGAGGAAAAGATTGTGACTTCGCTTCGGGTTCATGGAACCTACGACCGCCCAATCATACCAGATGTTGAGCGGCGTCAGCTCGTGTCTCCCCCTTTCATCCACCGCCTTAGAGACCCCGAGGAGTAGCCCTACGTTGATGTAGCCGTGGGCGACGAAGGACCGGGAAGGCCTAAAAGACCATGCAGGCAGGTCCTCTAAGTCTCCCCAAAGAATCTTCGTGTCGTCGGGGAGGTGGTGGTGGGGGCGCGACGGATCTCGGATCCATTGGGCTGTGCCCTTGCCCTTGGTGAGAATGACAACGGGTTCCTTAAGGACGTATTCCAGGGGGATGGAATTGACCGTGAAGTACTTTCGGTGTTTAAAGTTCTTGCCGAGGGAGAGGGTGAAGCCTACGGATGCGGACGACCGGAGCCAGCGCTCGTACTGGGTGTCGTCCGACCTGAAGAGGATGTCGTCCCCGTTAATGAGAACAGCCATCTTCTTGAGGGAGAGTCGCCCCGATAAGACCGCGGTTCGGAGAGCTTCTGGCAGGGCCTGAACGTAGGTGAATAGGTTCAGAATGCACAGAATGGGAAAGGATAAAATCGATCCCATGAGCTGACCGTTCTGTTGAAGTGTCGGGGACACGCCTGAGTCCTTAGGGTAAATCAGGATTTGTTCGAGGAGGATCTCTCGGTGGTGAACCATGAGGACCTGGTCTTCGACATCCAAGTGGCGATGAATTTCTTCTAACACCATCTTGGTTGCCTCGATATCCAGACCGTCAGTGGCTGCCGAGTAATCCCCCGAGACAAAGTCTTCCTCCCTTTGGCCAAACATCTCCTCCTCCCGCTTCTGCATATCATAGACGTTCGTTTCACTGAAGGTCCGTGAGGTGAGGTCAAAGCAGGGGAATTGTCCGAGGTATTTCCAGAGACTCTTTTGGAGAGGCGCAGAGAGGAAGGAGGAGAGAGCATCCATCTTGGTGATGGTTCGAACCTTGAGGGGCTCTTGCAAGGACACCACCTTGGCAAACGGATAGTTACCCGCAGTACCAGGGGGAAAACTCGCGAAGAGCATGCCACCAAGGGTTTCGATTGCTCGATCTCGATGTTCCTGAATGGGAAGCGATGCGATGTGTCGCCACTGGGAACGGGTCGGGGGGAGTATTCCATACTCTTCCACGAC